AATTCGTTACATTGCTAAACATGGGAATTAACTATTTGATAAACTTCGAGTCTGCCGTTGAGTATTTCGTTATGAAGTACCACGAAGAGCCAGTCTTGATACCAATTAGCAACGATAAGATCGACCGGGTTGCTCTGGTCGTCTAGGAGCAGCGTCATGAATGTCGCTATCAATTTCTACAGCCAGGATTACGCACGGTTTGTAGAGGATCGAATTGACTCGATCTTTGAAGATACAGAGGCTGTCTACGATGGCTCTCGTTTTCTACAGGACATTTCACGGGACCTCGGTATTCGTTTCTACGATTACATCATCCCCAGCACTATCACTCGTGAGGATTTGCTGGAGGATTCTGATCCCGTATTGGTCGTCCTAACAAAGATGATCATTTATATGGAATGTCTTTATCCAGGCGCTCATGTTATCGGTTTTCAACCAGTCGATCTTAAAGGACGTATGTTAGCAGTCCTTCAGGTCCCCGATAACGCGAACATTGTTATCCATGACATCACGCATCATTAGGAGTCATCATGAGTACTGATCTCAGCCAGATTCAAATTGGCCAACGTTTTTCTTTCGAAGTTTATCCATCGGCCATCTTGGGTAATAACTTCAAGGATGTGGTTCTAGAAGCCACATTAAGTCCTGACGGTGCCCGTTCTTTCGGTGCCGATATCCACGCACTGCATGCAAACGTTTATCGCACCCTCCCGGCCACTGTGCCGAATGATCCGCTGCGGTATAACTACATCCGGGTAAAACACCCGAATGGTCAGTACAGCATCGTAGGCGTGCCGTATATCCGCCCAAACAGTATCGAGGTATCCACTAACGGCGTATTGGATCTGCGTATTGAAAACGTGAACCAATCCGATCTTACGCGCATCCTCAATGCCCTGGCTGCTAACGGTTACACCCCAACTCTCGCCAAGATCACCCAAGAATAATACCTCGGTGCTGTATCTAGTGCCATGATAACTCATGGCTTTTCATCCGAGAATTTACTCCCCTTCGGGGGAGTTTTTTATTTAGGGTAAAACATGAGTATTCGTAACGCATTCATTCTACCGGATTCCGATTATGTTCGGGACCTGGATATCGTATCAGCGACCATTGACGACAATGCGCGGTACATCTCCATCATGGAGAACGCCAGTTTTGATGACTGTCGTGAATATGTTCAGGAAGCACTTAGCCCAACTGGGGAGTTCAACTTAAAAAACCCCAAGGCATTGATCCTCAACAAAGATCTTAATGGTGACCGGAAGCCGGTTACAGGTGACGTGTTAGGATTCATTCAACGGGTTAAGGTACAGGGTTTACTACTGTCGCCGTCTATGACGGCTTATATGCCCGAAACCGAACGGCAATCGACCCACTCTCTCTACATTGAAGAAGGTGTTCGTAACCGTAGTCGTGTTAAGCACGAGATGATCGACGCTGAGCGTAGTGCTGACCAAGCAGCTGACCCTTTGCAAAAACAACGTTTCCGTGAAATTGCGGTAATGAAGAAGGGTTCTCAAAACTACCTCAAGATTAACAACAACTCCTATTCAGGAGCTACGGTTTCTGCTGCGACGATCCTGCATTATAAGTCGACTCACAGTTCTCTGACGTCTACTTGTCGTGCTGCAACGTCCTATGCCAACGCAACAAATGAAAAGTTCATTTGCGGTAACCGACATTACTACACCCCTGAAGTTGTTAGAGCGAATCTGATTTCCATTATCAGTCTCGCCCCACTGGATCTCATCGAGCAGGCGGTTGTACAGTTTGGTTTGGTTTACCCGACCACTGAGCAAGTCATGGGGATGGTACAAGCATCTAGCCGGCATTACTGGCAAGATCCGTTTGAGCGTGAACTCTTGACGACGCTGGTTACGAATATGACACCAGTTCAACGTGCAGCGGTAATGTACGTCGGCGATATGTATAACCTGTACCTCTTGAATAAGGAAGTGATTCGTTCTTTCTTGCTTAAGATGAGTGCCGTTGGTAATCCAGAAGTTGATCTGATATCCGAAGAGGACTACGATAAAGTAGACGGTGATTTGAAACTGCTGGCTACATTTATTTGCTATCAGGAAGTTTCTGGTCGTAAGTTGAAAGACGTTAAGCGTGATTCCATAGACCAGTACAATAAAGTTCTGGCAACTGCGGGTAATGCGATAAAGACGATGATCAACTACGAGGTATTGCTTAAGGCGTTTTTCCTGACCAAGTGTCTGCCTAGCAGTATCCATGCATTCCCAGCTATTCGTCGTGAAGCTGTACCGATCTCAGATACTGACTCTACCATGTTTACATTGATGTGGTGGGTTAAGGAACTGTTCGGTGACAATGGCTTTACCACAGAAGCACGTCAATTTGTCTTTGCCATGGTGTTCATGATCTCTGAAGTGGTAATGCATATTCTTGCAGTACTTTCCAGGAACATGGGTGTTAGTGACAACAAGTTGCGGCTATTGGCAATGAAAAACGAGTACTACTTCGAAGTACTTAGCCTAACCACTCGCTCTAAGCACTACTATGCCTCCCAGGACGCCCAGGAAGGCCTTATGTTCAAGAAAGCGAAGATGGAGGTCAAGGGAGTAGGGCTACGAGATTCTAAGGTACCACCGAAGATTCAGAAGCAAGCCAAGAAAATGATGTCTGACGTCGTTGAAACGATTAAGGCAGGTAAGAAAATCAACATGATTGGTTTACTTACTCGAGTGGCAGATATTGAGCGCTCGATCATTGCTTCACTTGATGCTGGTAAATTCGAGTATCTAACGACTGCCCAGGTTAAGGCATCGGATTCTTACAAGAGCGATGACAACGCCACCTATAAGCAATACGACTTGTGGGAATCGGTATTTGCTCCAAGCTTCGGTAAGACCCAGGCACCACCGTATCAGGCAGTTAAGTTATCGTTGGTAGCCCATAACCGTACTGAAGTAGAGGCATGGTGCGACCGGATGAATAATCCACAGTTGGCTATGCGACTGAAGACGTGGCTGATGGCTCAGGATAAGCGGGATCTTAATACGCTGATCATTCCTGCGGCAGTGGTTGAAACGTCAGGTATCCCTCGTGAGATCACGTGTGCGATTGATAAACGACGTATCATCAGTAACGTAATGGGTGCGTTTTACATCATCCTGGAATCGCTCGGGATAATGCTGGTTGAAAAGAACAACATCAGACTGATATCGGATTATTATTAATCCACGGGCCCTGGGTAAAACCAGGGCTCCCCTATTTATTCCGTTAAGCGTAAGGTAACCACGATGAGCGAGAATGTAAAACCTTGGGATCTTCCCGATAAAGTGATCGAACGCGTTACTGCAAACGAGATGTTGGCTATGCTGCGTGGCCGAATTAATAATGGCTATATGCCCTCGGCTACGGGTGAAGTTAAATACAACAGTAAACCGGAGTATATCCGCGGCGGTCCAGACCAATGGTTCGAAGATAAACTGTCGCCCTTCTACGCCGCCTCTGGTTGTTATGCGAGTGACATTCACTCACCTCCGTATCCTAAAGACACTGGTATCTACGCAGTACTTCTCATTACCGACATTATTGTCGCGTGTCAGCTGCAAACCGGAAGGTTATGGGTTAGCCTTAATGAACCGTCGTTAGTGTGGCATGCATGGACTGAGCAATCTATCCCAATTGAACGCAATGTGCTAGCCAGTGTTATTGACTGTTATCTTTGAGGAAATAACATGGAATATACCCCATCAGCAGGTGACGGCTATTTACTTGGCTTGCATAATCCCGAACTGTGGATGCATCGAATCAAAACGAATATGCATTCCTCACGTAAAGTACATATCGGTGCGCTGACCCGTGTTTTGGAACCACCGTTTACACTGCGTCTAACCCCGCTTATTTACATACGCCAACTACAGAAGGCTCTGGTTAGTACATACAGAAAGGGGTTGTACCATGGACGCCTGCCAGGAAAGCTTAGCTTCATTAAGGCATTGATGGATTACAATCGTTACAACACGATGGTAGAAAATATAACCAAGCTCGAAGCAGCTTCTTTCAGTACCGAGTTTCTTCCATTGTCATATCGGTTTGGTAGTCTTTTCCACAATAAGCTGCTTTGTGGGAGCAACTCAGGGAAATCGATGCCGATGTCATATTACCTTAGTATGACACAGCTTGGCTATCTAAATACGTTGTATAATGAAGAGTCAAATAGACTGAAAGAATCATTCGCTATTAACAATGCATTCAAGACTCAAAAGAACTAAACGACATATAGCCCTCCCCAATTGGGGAGGGCGTATGCTGTTACTTGATCAACTCTAAAACCTGTGCAACCTGGGTTTCGTAGATACGCGCTAACTCTGGATCACCAATAGTTCGCACCGTGTTATCCCAACGCGCTTCCAGCAAAGCAACCTTGATATCTGCAAATGCTGAACGATCAATACCGTTTGCCCCTTTCAAAGCTTGGCTAACTAGGTATTTCACGTAAGGCAAACGAGCTAGGATGATTGCCCACTCATTTTGACGTGTTACTGGGTCTCGTGGGATACCAGCAGTTTGAAACAAGTTCTCATCACTAATAACGGGAGTACACCATGCTAACTGTTCGATGTCGTCATTACGTCGAACCGAAGACGCGTTAACTATAGTTATCGCATGCTCCATCCGCTGAGTCATATCGGTAAGATAAAACGGATGTGGCGTAGGGAAACTTGGCGAACCAATCCCTTGAGCAGAACGAGCCAACCGATTAAAGAAGGCAATGTCCAGATAACTGTTTATTGCGTTCGGTAAAACAAACCCACCAATGAAACGATAGATGGTATCTTTAGGACCATCCGTAGGTTGGTGTTGCTTTAACCAGTGACGATACATAACCGCAAGCATCGGGATATTAATGGTAGCAATCCCATAACCTTTTCCAGGAGTACGGTTATTCATAATCGGAAGATTCAACTCTGTCCGAGAATGATACAGATAACGAAACGGAGTAAGCTCACGCCAGGTCTGTTTCAGATTACTGGTATCGAACCGCTCCGTGTTAGCTATAATAACCTCACTGGTAGCCTCACCAAGAGTAACCCCTTTAGTAAAGCTCTTACCGCGACTAATGGACGAAGTCATACCGAACGACTTAACCAATGGATCGCAGGTGTCTTCAACCATAGCTGCAAATGCACGGTCATCCAAATCCATGCGGATATGAATGTGGCGCAAGATGTCCCCAAGGATATTGCCCCCGGTTACATGCTTTGGATATCTACGGTAATAAGACTTAACATCGTCGATCATTCCCCGGTAGACACGCTTCACATAAATCAGTTCGGGAAACACATATGCACTCGTCTTACGCGACGGTACACCTTTGAAGAGATCATACATGACTTAATCCCAAATGAAAAAATATTAACCACTATATCATCGTTGTGTAATTGAACCAATAGTTGTTAAGGAGTTAGCTGTGAGCAACTTGTCTTTGCAAGACCGTCTGGAAATTGCTGCCGATAAGGGAGCGAAGATTTCAGAGGAAGATTGGGTAGGTACTGAGGAAGGCGAAGCTGAACTCGGTGCCTTTTTAGATTCACTCGATGTACCTCGCGAAAAAGAAGAATAAAACATTTACACGTGTATGTGTATTATATGTGAACTAGCGTATGGTTCATCCCACCGGATTGGTGTATGACCCTATGCTGCCCAGTAATAGCCTGAAAGTGTTTTAAAACCCTCAGCTAAAATTAGTTGAATTAAAAATACTTAGGGCCTATATCACGTGTACGATGACCGACAATTAAGATCGGTTCTCTGCGTATATTCCAACCAAGAAGGAAACTGCTCCATGGCAATCGAAGACGAAGGCACCCTGAACAACGGTCAGCAACAACAAGCCGCTGCTGGTCTCGGCACCCAAAACCCCTACACCCCAACTGCTGCCGCTGCTCGCGCTACCCACCTGGGTGACGTAAACAGTGTGCTGGCCCGTGGTGGCAAGTCTGACAACACCGAAGGTCGTAGCGGCGAACTGCTGACCGCCCTGACCGCTGCTGGTAAAGCAGCTGTTGATGCTCAGAACCTGACCGCCGAATACGACGTACTGCGTTTCGATCGTGATCAGCACCGTGTCGGTGTTGGCGCTCTGTTGGTCCTCCGGGCCTTCCGTAAAGGTTCCGAAACCTACATCGCGGTGCGTCCGCTGCTGATCGACAATAAGCAAGTGTCGCTGAAGCCACGCACTCTGAACATTGGTCAAGACCGCCTGGAAATCCCGACCTACGTCGCCGACACCCTGTCCGATGAATACTGGGCGCGTGTTGAACGTTTCGTTAAGGAACACACCGGTTCGACCAACGCGATCGTTGCCAACGCCGGCTACCTGGAAGTTCCTCACGACTTCGACGTCAGCGAGAAGAACATTGCCGACGTTACCCGTCTGCTGACTTCCTCGGTTAACCGTTGCGAAGACGTGCTGGCCCGTGTTAACGGCGAAACTCCGTTCAACATCAGCCAGTTCAAAGCGAGCAACGAAGTGCTGACGGCCAAGTTGGACTTCAGCGGTGCACCGCGTTACAACCTGTTCGGCGAGCCACTGCGCAGCGACATCATGGTTGGCATGAACCGCTCCATCAAGGGTAATGCTGAAGCTGATCCGTTCTACGACGCCGATACCCAGTTCT